ACTCAGTAATAACTGACTGCTCCGTTGCAGACCTGCCGTATATTTTGCCGAGTAATGCGACGAGTTTGTTAATCACGGCGGAAGAAACTTTAAAAAATGTTTTGACGGCTGATATAGATTATACTGCGGCTTATAATTCGGATAACAAAGTTGAATTTGCGATTCTGGACGACGATAAAATTTTCAACGACACAATCACAATCAAGTACAAAGATGTTGACCCGTCACTTGTTACGGAGGCTGATATAATCGGCGGCGTTGATCCGATTACGGGCGATAATAAAGGTCTTGAAGTTATCGAGGACGTATTTCCGAATTTCCGCCTTGTACCGAATATTATACTTGCTCCGAAATTCTCTAAGTCTCCTGCGGTTGCCGCAATTATGAAAACGAAATGCACAAATATAAACTCTGTCTTTAGAGCGATTGCGATTTGTGACATTCCGAGCGACGAAGTTATAAACTACACAAACGCACCCGAATACAAGAACAGCAAAAATCTTGTTGATCCGTCGCTTATAGTTTGTTATCCGAAAGTAGCATTAGGCGGCGTGCAATATAATCTTTCAACTCAGCTTGCAAGTCTCATGAACAAGGTTGACTCGGAGCATGATGACATTCCGTATAAATCTCCGTCCAATGAAAATTTGCAGTGTGATTCGGCAGTACTTGAAGACGGCACGGAAAAATATTTTTCACTGAAGCAAGCCAACTATTTAAACGGTGAGGGAATTGCTACGGCGTTGAACTTTACGGGCGGCTGGAAAAGCTGGGGCAACTATACAAGCTCTAAGCCTGATTCGGGAGATGTCAAAGACTATTTCATACCGATTCGCAGAATGTTTAACTGGATAAGTAACTCTCTCGTCATTCAATTTTGGAGTAAGATAGACGATCCTTTAAATAAACGTTTGATTGAGTCTGTGGTTGATTCGGCAAATATATGGCTGAACGGATTGGCGGCACGCGGTGCGATTTTGGGCGGGCGTGTTGAACTTTTGGCAACTGATAACACTACGACGGACATGATGGCGGGCATTATTCGTTTCCATGTTTATATCAATGTGCCGAGTCCTGCACAAGAAATTTCGTTTATTATGGAATATGACCCGTCATATATTGCGGACTTGCTTTCTTGACGTGAAAAATAAATTCGTATAGAATTTTCGCGGGGTGATAGTCATGGTGACGGGTGAATTTGACGAAGAGATTTTAACAGATTTAGTTTCGCAAGGTTTTGAAGGCTCTGAGCTTATCGAGAAATTCAAAAATGTTCGTGAGCAAGTGCCGACTGCATTAAATAAAATGCTGGAGAATATTATTGCAGAGAGCGGCGGAGAATCTTATTCTATGGACGAGGTTTTTAATGAATGAGATTTTAATTTTGCCGCCTGCACGAAAATTTTTGAAGAAACTGAATGACGCGAAACTAAAAGAGCTTTTCAAAAATGCACTGGAAGAAATAAAAAATAATCCTACGAAAGGGCAAGTCAAGACAGGCGACTTATCGGGCGTTTATGCGTATGGTTTTCGATACAAAAAGACCGATTACCGAATAGCCTACAAAGTCGAAGTCAAGCCTGACGGAACTCTTTCGATAGTCATAATGATTGGCTCGCGTGAAAATTTTTATAACGAACTGAAAAAATATCTTAAGTAAACCGCTTTAAACAAGGCGGTTTTTTTAATTTAGAATTTAGAATGTAGAATTAAGAATGAGAAAATAATTCTTAATTCATAATTGTTTTGAACGGAGCTTGAGGGAATGAAGAATTAAGAATGTAGAATTAAGAATGGGAAAATAATTCATAATTCTTAATTCATAATTCATAATTGTTTTGAACGGAGTGAAAAACATGAAGTTTGATATTCAAAGATTTGCGGCTATAAATGAGCTTGCATCTAATTTAACGATTTTTGAGGCTTATCAAAATGGCGGGCGTTTGATCGGACTTGTAACCATAGACTTGCCCGAATTTTCTACAATCAACACGGACATAAGCGGGGCGGGCATTGCGGGAGATTTTGCGATGCCGTCGCCGGGCATGCTTGAGGATATGGAAGTAACTTTACACTGGCACGCGGTGAACACTAATTTGACATTTCTTTTTGGTCACCGTGCTCACGAGCTGACTTTGCTGGGGAGTCAAAACGTTTATGATTCGGGTCGCGGTGAGTTCAGAGGTCAGCAGGTGAAAATTTTCTTGCGTGGCGTTCCTCATAAAATGACGATGGGAAAATTTGAGCGTGCATCTGAAACTGAGTCTGAAACTGTGCTTGGCATTGACTACATTAAGATTTCTATTGATTCAAGGGAAGTCATTGAGTATGACAAATTTAATTATATTTTCCGCGTGAACCGTGAGGATTTTCTTGCAGATACTCGCTCCAACATCGGACGTTAATTTTAATTTAGAATTTAGAATTTAGAATTTAGAATGGGAAAATAATTTTTAATTCATAATTCATAATTCTTAATTCGTAAAGCGTCAAACACATTACGCCGCCGTTCATGCAAAAAATTTCTCGAACATGGAGGGAATTGTTATGGCTGAATTTGCAACGGCTTATACTTCTTCGGTCAAAATGAAAGTTCCCGTAACGGCTGACGGCAACATTGCACAGTCAGGCGATACGGTGACTTCAGCGACCAAGCAGATTTCTATTCCGGGCATTAAAGCGGCGGCGACTCTTGCAGAGGCTAACACTGTATTTAATGCTTTTGTCGGTGATATTGGGTGTGCGAAAAAATTTCTGTAAATAAGCCTCCGATAAAATTCTATAAAGGTAAACGTTCGCCAAACATAATAGAAAGTTCGCCGAAAATTACGCCCCAATTTTGAATAGGCATAGTCCACTTTTTGGTAGCTTGCTCAGTTGCAAGGAACAACGCCTTCAAAAGAGCAGTGTCATTAGGAAATACAGAGCGTTGGCGATTAAGTTGCCGGTAAGTCGAATTGAGACTCTCAATTGCGTTCGTCGTGTAAATGACGGTACGCAACGTCGGCGAAAATTTGAAAATCGGCAAAATGGCATCCCAATTAGTCTGCCACGATTTCATCGCGTGCGGATATTTTTTTGCCCATTTTTCGGCAACTTGGTCGCGAACCGTAGCGGCGGATTTTTCATCGGGTGCGGTGTAAATTTTTTTCAAGTCGGCGGCAAATTCCTTGCGGTCTTTTGCAGAAACATATTTGAGAGTATTTCTGACCTGATGAACGATGCAACGCTGAAATTCGGTTTGAGGAAAAGCAGTGGCGACAGCGTCTTTCAAACCGGTCAGTCCGTCCGCGCATAAAATCAAAATGTCTTTCAAGCCGCGATTTTTCAACGAGTTCAAGACTCCGAGCCAATATTTCGCACTCTCATTCTCCCCGATTTCTATGTTCAGAACCTCTTTGCGACCGTCGAGATTTATCGCCAAAATCACATACGCCGCCAACTTTTTCACAATTCCGTTGTCACGCACAGAATAATGAGTTGCATCGATAAAAACGACGGGATAGACCGCTTCGAGCGGTCGAGACTGCCACTCTTGAATTTGCGGCAAAATTTTATCGGTCACGTCGCTGATAAAGCCGTCGGAAACTTCAAAGCCGTAAAGTTCCTCGATAGTGTCCGAGATTTGCCGTGTACTCAAGCCCCTCGCGTACATCGAGATTATTTTTTTGTCAATCGTGGAAATATCCTTTTTACGCTTGGGAACAATTTGCGGCGCGAATGTTGATTTTCTGTCTTGAGGCACTTCCAACTCAAAATTACCGTAGCTCGAATGAACACTTTTGGATTTGTAACCGTTGCGAGCATTGTCGGAATCTGAACGGGCAGATTTTTCGTAGCCGAGATGATAACCCATCTCCGCTTCCATCATTTCCTTTATCGTGCCGCCGAGCAAATCCTTCAAGGCTTCCTGAATATCTTCCGCAGTTTTGATCTCATACTCACTCAAAAGCTGCCGGATAATTTCTCTTTTTCCGTCCGTCATTACGATTGCAGGCGGCTTTGCTTTTTTCACCATAAATAATTCCTCCCATGATAATTTTTATTTTACCATAGAAAGCTATTTACAGACTTTTTTTCATAGGTTCGTGATATTGCAGGCGGCTCTTTCGATAGCATTTCTGCAGTAAAAACGATTACTCAGGGGGTGGCTGAATAATGTCTAAAGCAACTCTCAAACTTACAACTTCTTTTGCTGATGAAACGAAACGCGACTTAGAATTTGGCCCGCTTGCCGTATCTGCGGCGGACATTGAAACTATTCGCACTCGCGTTAAAAATTTCGATCCGGCTGACGTGCAAGGCGTTTATCTTTCCGATGGCGGCTCTACTTGCACGGGCATTACTGCGGCTCATATCGTTGTAACGAATGAGACCGAAATTAACTTGAACGACTAGAAAGGAGAGTAACATATCATGGCAAAGACTACTTTAGTTTTACATATGCTCGATACCAATAATGAAGCTCTTCAAAAGTCTGTTCCTTATGCGAACCCGTCCGCTTCAAACAGCGACCTTGCAACTTTTTCGCAGAGCTTAGTTTCACTCACTTCCAACACTTATGTCGACACTGAACGCATTGACCGCACCAGCTTAAATGAAGCGTTGGACGGCGATGACGATGACGACGATGAAGGAGGCGGAGAATAATGGCTGACACGATCAAAAGCTCTAACGAGCTCAAAATGGAGTTTGGCTTTTATGACGGCGATACTCGTACCGTCACTCTCGAAAACCCTAAACCGAGTTTGACAGCCAACGACATCAAAGCGGTTGCCACGCTTGCCAAAAATACCCAACCGATTATCGGAGACAAAGGAGGGGCTCGCGTTGTCGGTATCAATTCGGCTAAGGTTTTTGAGAAAACCGACTACAACCTTGATTTAAATTAAGAATTTAGAATGTAGAATTAAGAATGAGAAAATAATTCATAATTCTTAATTCATAATTGCCTTGCATGAACGGCGGCGTAATGTGTTTGACCTTTTTTTATTTAGAATTTAGAATTAAGAATGAACAAATAATTTTTAATTCTTAATTCTTAATTCATAATTCTTTTGAACGGAGTGAAAAACTATGGATAAAATTGATTTAACTAAACTTGAAGACAGCTTACAAAATTTAACGGGAAACGATTTTGAGGAAGCTGAACGCATTGAAAGACAACTCGGCAATACTGCGAGCGTTATTTCTACTACGTCGAGTTTTATAACAAGACTGGCGGCAATGGCTTTAAAAGTTAATCCGCACGATATTAAAGATTTGCCGATTGCGAAATATACTGCGGTGATGAGTAAGACGAGTAATTTTTTATTCGGCTCTTTGGCGGAAGAAATATTGTCGAAGAGCTCAGAAAAATTGCAATAGACTTAAAGGACTGGGGCGGCGTTGAATTTTGGCTTAGTCGTCCGATTTATTCACTTCAAAGCTGGATTAAAATTATCAATGCGAAAATTCAGCGGCAGAACAAATTACTTCAACGTCGCAGAAAATAAAATCATTTTACGCAAGCGTCTATTCTGCGTTGAAGGTCGTCGAGTCGTTTATGGCGTTCTTCGGCGGCTTGAAAATATTCCGCGTCGGTCATTTTGGAATAATCGAGCGGGTTTTCATTAAAATATTTTTGCAGTGCGTCCATCTCGTCCATGAGTTTCAACATTCTTTTCGAGTTTGC